GTGGTGGTGTGTACGGGGCAGACGGGGGCTTGGATAGGAATCCGCAACTTGAGAGCGCCAGAGTCAATGTCAAGGTTGCGCTTTTGTTGAGCAAGTTTTGCATCTTGATTTGCCTTTTGAAGTTTGGTTGATTGTGTCTGTACAGCAGTTATAAGGGCTTGTTCTTTCACCCTAGCTTCAGCATTTAGGGCAGCAATCTCAAGTTGTTGACGAGCAACCTCATCTTCGCCACCCTTGAGATAGCCACCACTAAAAGAGCCAACTATTGCCATCAGGATGCCCAACAGCACCCAAGGATTAAAGAGGCTTAACATCATCTACTTTCATCATGGCATCAGTCTTGTCTTTGCTGGACTTGCTTGACCCATAGAAGAACGAAATAATGGTAGCTACTGCTGTACCCAGCAAAAAACCAAGAATTATGTTGGCAAAGTCTCTGCCGCCATCAGGTAATGTGATAAATGTCACACAAAAAAAGTATAGGACTGAAGTTGCCGCCCAAAACCATGCGTAATAGTAAATAAAATGTTTTACTGTCTTATCATTTGGGTCTATTGGCATTTCCATCTCTTTTCTCCTGTTCAACTTGTTTACGCAACTTCTCAACTTTTTCAATCTGATGTTTCGCTTCATGCTTGGCTTGCAGTACATCTATGTAAAGCATACCCAAAATCGGTAACAACAATACGACAAGAAGACAAGCTGCAATCCATCCCACTACGCTCTCCCAATCTTGCTTATTAGACCTATCAGCAGCCATAAATACAGGAGGAACAGGAAAGCTGCCAACAGGTACGCTTGTTTTTCTGCTAGGAGTCGCTCCCTTTCCTTTCGTAGCCATGATTCTGCATCCCGCTTCTTCCTTGCTTTTGCTTGCTCTCCAGCAATGATGTCTCTCATGCTGAACACTTCTGAATACAAAGCACCCATCTCTGGTGGTGATTGATAGACCATGCACTCTCTGATCTGAACTACCAACCTCTCCATCTCTTGTTGCGCCAAAACCCTATTCAGGGCTTCTTCCATCAAGTTAACATCATCAGAGAAAACTACAGTTCTAGCCTTCTCCTCTGAATCCCTGATGTGCGCTTCTAACTGTTCCTGTAGCTTGAAAAACTCTGTTAGGTTCTTGACTATTTCAGCTTTGACTTGAGTTTCGTCAACAGCAACAAAGTCAGATTTTTTAGCTTTTCCAACAGGCTTTGTAACTTGAGGTTTAGGCTTACTGCCAAAGAACCCAAGAACTGTTTCCCAGATTCCTTTAACCTCTTTGCCAATGGCAACAACTTCATTAGCTGTGCTTCTAATCTCGACAAAAGATTCTTTAGCTTGCTTGTAAAGGTCACAGCCAGCTTGGATGTTTTTGACCAAACCAGCCGCAAGTAGACAAATAGATATTGGATCAATTTTATTTCCTTATTAGTCTCTACGAATATTCAAAAGACCTTGTGGAGTTATTCCACCTCCAAGAAGTCCACTGTATTCAGAAATACTTTGTCCCATTTTTCTAACAAGTTCTGGTCTTTGTCTCAATGCAACATCTGCGGCACGAATTCCCATAGGTGAGTACAAAGCTGATGCTCCTGCAATAGCTGGAATAGAAACTACTGGCTTTGAAAGAGCAGCAATGCCACCCAATGAGCCAATAGCTAATCTGCCTTCAAGTGTTGAATTTGCATCTTGACCAATGGTTTTAAGTGCGGCCTCAGACAATTCCTGTCCACGAGCAGTACCACGAGCAAAAGCAGACTTCTGTCTTGTGATGTCAGATTGTTTTACAGCAAGACTATATTGCTTTGGCGTAAATACACCATTCTCAGCACCAGTATTTGCTGCTGCCCTTTCCATTATCTTCAAATCGCCATAAGCACTATCTACTCTACGCAATTGAGGTGTGTATCGTTGATTCTGTTGATAAAGTTCTGTTTTGAAGTTCTTTAAAACGCCATCTAAAGCATCGCCAATGTTTCTATCAGATGCACTTTGACTGTTTTTGTATTTGATGACTTCTTTGGCAAGATCAGATTCAATGCTCTTGTATTCAGCACCTGTCAATGTTTTTCCAGAAAATTTATTTAAAGCGATATTGTTTAAAACATTAGTTGCTTCTTCTCTTTGTGCAACAGATGGCAAATTAGCCTTATTTAAAGCATTAAGAATTCCACTTGTTGTTTTGAAGTCAAGATCAAATTTCATCTTTGACAATACTTCATCGTACTTGTTAGATACTTGTTCAGCAGCATAGGCTACAGCATCACGACCAACAACATTCTCAGGAAGTTTGTCTCCAACTTTATCAAGTGCTTTGTTGATAACTCCTTTATTGAAATCAAACAAAACCTTTTCTCTTGCATTACGAATTTGCCCACCAACTAAAGGCAAGTTTTGAGCAAAGTCTTCTGCTTTTTTATACATACCTCCAAGGGTCTGTCCAGGAGTTGGAGTAACGCCTAAATCACGCATTGTTTGTTCTGCTTTAGATGCAAGAGGATTTAAAACTTTACCAGTTGCAGATACTGCCGCTTCTCCTACCTTACCAGCTACAGCACCTAATCCAATTTGAGTTGCCTTTTCTTCTGCAAATCCAGTTGGCGCATTAACTGGTTGCATAGCGCCTTGTGCTGCACCCGCCGCAGCCGCCTGTGTACCAACACCAGCACCTAATGCACGAGCACCTTGAGCCGCTCTTACACCAACAGCAAGATTGGCGGGGCTTACAACATTACCAACAAGTCTTCCAACATCAAAACCAGTTTCTCCTTGAGCTTGTCGTTGCTGTTGATATGCTTGCTCTTCAGCAGCATTCATTGCTCTAACACGTTCTGCCTCAGAACCAAAAAACTGGCTTACTGGATTAGGAGCTAAACCACCAGCAGAACTAATAAATTCAAGACCTTTTGGCAATAATTGGGCAGCCCCACTAATAGGCTCTTTAATTCCCATCAATAAACCACTTGAAGGGGCAGATACAGGTTGTTGTTGAACGCCAAAATCTTCAGGTTTTGCTAAACCAGCTCTGATGGCTTTCTCCATGACAACAGACTTAGGCGTTCCCTCTGGAATACCTTGAATTATTGTTCCATTTGGAAGTTCAATATCCATTTTTATTCCTTAAGGTAAGTCACTGAATTTAATTACATTGCCTCTTGGCGCTGGTGTTGATGGCGATGTCGATTGTGGTGTCGGCATATTTTTACCAACCCTATCTTTTGCCGCTTGCAAATAGGATTTAATTTTTACAATTTGCGAATCAAACTCAGATTGCTTCATTGATTGAGTCAATGCGCCAACCGCCGCTTCAAGTTTTTGACCTTCAGCATTAGACAAAGCGCCCATGCCCTTAAGAGCTTGAACTTGAGGCAAAAATGTCTGCGCCTTGAATGTTTCAAGTTGAGCCGCAAAACCAGCGGCATCCGTTCCGGGAATCATAGATAACTGTGCTCCACCAAATCCAACGGCAGCTTTTTTACCGGGATGAGTAGCAAGAGTATTTAAAGTATCTAATGCTGCATCAAATGATGAAGCAAGACCTTGTTGTTGTCTTTCAGCCGCAAGTTTTTTCTCATTTGCCGCCTCTTGACGTAATTGCAATGATGACTCTCTAATTGAATTCATAATCGCATTTTGTGCTTGACGACCTTCAGATGCAATCCTTGCTAACTCTGCTTTAGATGCATTGTTTTCTCTTGCTCGTTCTAATCTTGCTTCATTATCTTTACGAGCTTGTTCAGCTTGAGCTTCAAGTTTTTCTCTAGCAAGTTTTTCTTGTTGAGCAAGTCTCTCAGACTGTTGTGATGCCAACAAATCACGTTGAGCCGCTTTATCAGTAGATGTTTGCAATGCAGCTAACACTCTGTCAGGACTTCCATACTTAGTAACAATAGACAAAATATCAGCTTCAGTTGCATTTTGTGGCAATTGAGACAATTCAGACCTAAGATTCTGCTCTTGAGCTAAAGTTAATTCTGCTCGTTGTGCTTCAGCAGTTATTTTTCTTGTAGTTGCCATACTAGTTTGCATTTGTCTACCAGCATCAGCAATTAACATAGCAAACTGTGGATCACCAGATTGAGCAGCTAATTGAGCAACCCTCATGTATGAAGCTGGATCAGCTTGATCTAACTGACTAGCTAATGCTTCTCTACGAGAAATCAACTGTAACTGTGGGTCTTGACCACCTAAAGCACCGCCAACCCCTTGACCTAACTGGTAACCAGCAGTCCTAGCGCCTAAAGCCGCTTGTTGAAAAGGATTAAGTTGTACCTCTTGAGCAGCACGATTTTGAAACTGTGCCAACTGATTTTGTTGGTATTGTTGAGGAGAGGTAAACAATCCTAAGATGTCTGATGCCATTGTCTTTTCTCCTTAAATCCAAACTGATTGTGAAACAGGAACATATTGACCTGTCTGCGGATTAAATGTGTATTGTTGTTGTGTTGGTTGTGTATTGCCAAACGCTTTATTCACTGCACTAGCAAGAACAGGACTATTTGCCGCACCAGACAAAAGATTTCCACCTAAAGAATAAGCATTTGCTGGAGCCATTGTTGCTGCCGCATTAATGATTCCTTGACCAGTTAACTTACCAACATTAGCATTGGCTGTACTAACCTTCTGACCAATTGCAGTGCTTAAGTCTAAAGGCTGTTGTGCCAATCTCTCAAGTCCTGATGAGGTATCTATAGCAGTGGTGAATGGTGAATAAGCCGCTGTTTGACCAGTGTAGTATTTACCTTGCAAACCAGCACCAGTATCAAATAATCCAGCACCATAAGTTATGCGGTTTCTAGCTTCTTGATCTGCATTAGCCGCAAGAACCAAATCTTGTTGAGCCAATGAGTTGTAGTAAGCCGCAAGTTCAGGGCTTGTATTCATCAAGTTACCACCCTGTGCTGTAGCTACACCAGAACGACCTGTTTGAAACTGTCTGTTTCGCAACTCAGCAAGCTGATTTTCTCGACTAGGCGCAAGTAAAGCCGTTTGTTTAGCAATGTATTCTTGTGCCGCTTGCTCTGGTGTTTTAGCAAGGTAGCTTTGACCTAAACTAAACAAGTTCTGTGCTGCACCAGTTAAAGGAGCATAAGCCGCTTGTGCGCCCTCTGCACCAGTTAAACCTTGATTAGCCAATGTAGACAATCGGTTTTGGTAACCAAGAATCTCAGCACTAGGTGTATATCCAGCACCAATTACATTGCCTTGAGCATCAGTTTGGAAGTTTGATGAACCAAAGCGAGTGGTTACGCCAACAGGTCTAAACCTAGCAGCATCAGCCGCAATTTGTGCCGCACGAATCTGTGCATCTGCTTGTGTCTGTGCTGCTGTCTTTGCCTGTTCAGATGTTAAAACAGAACCAGTAGCACTAACTAAACCTTGAATAACAGATGGGCCAAAAGTCTTTAAAGTATCTACTGATATTCCAGTTTTATCTGCAATAGTTTGTAGGATACTTGGAGTAATTGTAGTACCAGCAGCAGGAACAACAGAAGGCACAACAGGAGTAGTAGGTACACCAGCCATAGGACTGCCGCTGCCAGTTGTAGTTGGTGAAGTAATGGTAGTTGGTAATGCCGCTGTAAGACCAGTAACTCCAAGAGCAGTAGGGGTTAATCCTGTAGCGGCAGCAGTTGCATTTACTCCAGCCGCACCAGTACCCATTCCAGCTAAACCACCCGCTGAACCACCACCAGCTAACAATCCTGCTTCTGTTGCGCCGCCAGCAGTTAATGCCGCTATTGGTATTCCAGTAGCTGCTGCTGTAGTCGCCGCACCCGCTGCACCAGTACCCATGCCAGCCAATGT